TTAATAATAATACTAGTTTTTGTCATATAAATCAACCTATGATGTTACTTCTCTTGGTTTAATTTCTAGTGAGGATATCACTACATGCAGTCTATTTGCCGTAGCTGCTGTTACTTTTACAATCTCACTCTCTTGTACTACAAGTGGTGCTGTCAATAATTCTACCGTAGCATTGGCCCCAATAGCTTTAGTTTTAAACAAGCTAAATACAGCACTAGCTGTGTCTGTAATAGTTATAGTTATTGTATCAGCATTACCTGAATCTTCAGACACTAATATAGATTTAATTACAGCTGTTGAAGCTGATGGCACAGTATATAGTGTTGTAGCTGCTGTGCTAGTTAGATCTACTTTTTTGTTTACAAATGAGTTAGCCATTAGTTTAAAAAATAATTAAAAGATTCTATTTCGTCTTTTAAATCTTGTTGATATGTTGAGTTTAATTTTTGTATCACAGCAGACAAATCTCTGTTCAAAGACTCTGCTACGTTTTGTTTATATTCTTTATCCGGGTGTGTAAGTACCTGTGTAATTCTAGCCATTATAAAGTAACGATGCCTCCTGTGCCGTAACCAGTTCTTCCTCTACCTGTTTTATTAGAAAAATTTTGATTACTACCTGTATTTTGAGAAGCAAAACCTCCTGAAGTTATACCGGCATTTCTATATACGTCTGGATTTGCTGCCATTGCTCTAGCCGCCGTTGCAGCTTCTCTTGCAGATTGTTCTTCAGCTGCAGCTAATCTTTGGTTTTCAGCAGCTACCCTTTGTTTTTCTTTTACAAATTCTATTCCTCTTTTAACTTGACCTAATGGTCCATATTTCATGTAAGCTTTTATAGCTTGTCCAGGTAATGATAATAAACTTTCTAAAATTCCTGGTCCTTTAACAGGACCTGCAATGTTTAATTGATTATATCCTGGTATATCATTTTGACCAAAACTCATAGGATCAGTAGGTGGATCTTCAGTAGGACCCTTGCCCTCACCTTGATTTATAATAAAAGGTATGTAAGGTTGTATTGCAGGTATACCCTCTACTACTGGTGTAGTTAAATCTATATTAGAAGTTGTTGTAGGAGCTTTATAATTTCCTAAATTACCAAAATCAGCTGCTTCGTAAAGTGCGTTTAATTCATCTATTGTCATTATCGTCTACCATCCGGTTGTATATCTATTCTAAATGTACCTAGTTTCCAAAACTGACTAGTGCTGGTGTTAGATACTTTTAATGATATTGATCTAGCTCTAGCTCTTGTGTCAATTTTCTGTATGCTAGTGTTAACTGTAAACGGTCCAAGTGATGAACTCGCTGCAGTATCATTAGGAAAATCTTTTAAATTTAAAGTGACTACTGCATCACCTGTCTGTGATAAAAAATCTGGTAATACTCTTCTTATTTTCATCATAAATTCTCCGTCACCTCTAAGGTCTGCTGTTCCACCTTCTGTCATACCTATATCAAAATCTCCTGATTCTATATTAGCAGTAATAGCAGAAGTTGCACCTTCTTTAATTTGATCTAATCCTTTTTCGTGTTCATAATATATAGATGATCCATCTGTATTACCTTGTACATAAGTTGTACTTGTACTAGCAACATTTGTATCAGCATCGTATTGTGATGCATGAGGTTTACCAAATACTGCAGAGTCAGACCAAGCTGTTCTATCTAATGTTCCTGTAGTCCAAATAGGTCTATCGTTTGATGATTCTATATAATTATAAGTAACAACTCTGTTAACCACGTTAGATCCTGAGTTAGGATAGAACCAACTAATCTCACCAAACAAATTGTTTAGCCCTGCATTAATGTGTTGTTTAGGAATTGTGTTTATATCATCGTAAACGTGATCTTCTACTAAACAAGGTAAAGATTCTAACTGTCCACCATATCTAAAGAAACCATTTTCTGACATCCAATATGCTGTACCATCAACTTCAACGCATGCGTTCTTACCAATCAATCCACAGTTAGTACCAACTTGTTCAAAGGCAAATGTAAAAGGTGCTCCAACAAATCTCATAATAAATAATGCTGTATCGGTCCAAACATAAATTGCATTTCTACCTCTTAATGTGCCAACGATCCGTGATCCATCGGCCAGCCTTTGTGTACCAGCACTATTAGTTGCTGTAGGAACATAATCAGTAATATCTTCTTGAGAAGAAAATCTTATAAACATTTCATCTTGAGTTGATTTTGTGCCAATTGTAGTTTCTGTACCAAAAAAAATTAAGTGTCTATCAGGTGTTGATACTAACATATCACGTGACGCTGTCGGTGCACCACTTGCAATAACTGCTCTAGTTTCTGTAGCTGTTGTAGGATCAGAATCCCATTCAAATGTTTCTCCACCTGATATAGTTGCAATAAGTTTATTACCAAAATTATCCAAAGACCATAATCCAGGCGCTGTTACAATGTCTCCTGATGTAGTACCATTCCATGTAAAAAAATTTGATGCATCTGTTACTGTTGCACCACTTGAGTGTATTGCTGCAGTTGTCCCGTTTGCTCCTCTTGTTAATCCAGATAATGTACCACCACTATTTCCAGTGTAAGTAATTAGTTCAGAACCAATCTGCACTGTACCAGATGATGGAAATGATGTTGAACTTGCCATAGTCAATGATGTAACTGATGCATTTATTCCTGATGAAAGTGTAGATGTAAATTGTCCTTGTGCTACACCACCCCACGATCCAAGACCCCAACCTGTTGATGCAACTTCAACTGCTGGTCCTACTGGATAATAAAGTTGCACTCTAATGCCACCAGATGTGCTTGCTCCAGAACCACCTTCGTTAGAAGGCATAGTTATTGTTAAAGTAGTATCAGTTGGTATATCTGTTACCATAAATTTTATATCTGTAAAATCACCAGATACAAAATTAGAATTAGTAATACTTGTAAAACTATCTAATAAAATAATGTCACCTTTGTTTGCATTGTGTGCTGATGAAAATGTAAGTGTAACTTCAGCTGATCCATTAGTTGTAGAAAATGCACTTGTTAAAGTTGTTGTAGTTTTGATTGGATGTATATCATAAAAAATACCACCAGAATAAGCGTACAATATTCTATTAGTTCCAAGAGCTGCAAATTTAATACCTGCTGTATTTACAAAATGGTGTATAGCGGTATTTCTACCAGTTAAACTTGTAGACCCAAGTTGAGCCCAACCTCCAATTTTTTCTGGATAACCATATCTAAATCTAACATTGTCACCATTAACCCATTGGCCTTCGCCACCGGTTGCTGTAACTTGTTTGTTAAACCCTGGTTGAAAATTAACTTTTTGAAGCATAGTTTATACCTACCACATTTATTATAAAGTTTAAATTATTAATTCTGTTGCGGAATCATAAATTCCAACACTTCCTTTAATAAAAGTGTTAAATGCTAAACTAATTCTAGTATTTTCTCCTTCTTTAACATCTACTCCATGAGTTAATGATGATGGAAATAATATAACTTGTTTAGTTTTAACCCCAAACCACCAGCTTTCAGAATTAAAATGATTAAACGTATTTGTTTCTGGTCTTACTGTATCATACCTATGACTATAAAATTTAATTTTGTCTAATGTTTCATGGCAATTAAAATAAAGAACACCTGATACTAGAGAGTTAGCATGAGCGTGAGTATGGTGAAACTCATTGGTTTCTGTATAATTTAACCATGATTGTGTAATATAAGGAGTTATATTATTAGAAGGAGCAATTATTTTGTCATAATAATCTTCAATTATTAAATTTATTTCTTGTTTTAAATTTTTAAACACAGGTTCATCTAGTATATTTTTATTAGATGAAGTTATATTACCACTTTTGTTTCTTGTTTTTTTTTCATTTTGACTTTGTAATTTATTGTTATCAATAAAAGATAATTGTTTTTTACTAAAGTCTTGGGTTAGTTCAGTTCTATAAATTGGGGTTTGAAATATTCCATCAATGTCTGCTTTAATCATTTATTTTCCAAAAGTTTTGTAATGAATAATATTTAAGTTCTTTAGCGTCTAGTATATCTGTACTTGTCATGCTTTTTTTAATTGTTTTTGGTAAGTTGTGTAAACCTTTTAATCCATATATTTTTTCGACTTCTTTTAAAGGATCATTTGAAATAATGTTATTTAAGTCGTGTTTATAATAAGGTTGTTCTATAAAATCATAAATTTTATTTAATGTTTTTTGTGTTGATTTAATTAAATCATTATATTCTACAAAAAGTAAACATCTTTTAAATTCAGAATTCCACGTATCTTTAAGGTGAAAAAAAGGAACATCAAATCTATTGCCTTCTAAAGATTTAGGAAATTCTTTATTATTTTTTACACAAAGATTTTTATAAGAAGCAACAATTTCTTCTACATTTCTAACTGGACAAATTATTTTGGGATCTTTATTAAAAATTTCTTTATACATTTTAATGTTTTCAATCATATGCCAATGTCTTCGCTTATCTATAACAACTGATTTGTTTGTTTGTTGTTTAAAATAAATTTTAGTAATTTCTTGTAGATAAGGAATTTTCATGTTTTTCATTTTATCACCAGCAAAATCTTCAGCAAAATTTTCATCATTCCATATTGAATAGTTACGATATAATAATTCTACAAAGGATGAAGTGTGTGTTGTATAAATTAATGGATTTTGATTTAACAGTGTTCCTAATAAAGTAGACCCACTTCTAGGTAAACCAGCAAGAAAAAATAAATTATTCATAATTAAAATTTATTACAATTCTAACATTGGTATCAGTGCAAGTAGAGCCACCATGTTCTAAGTTTGAATTAAATTTAATAAGTTTGTTTTTTTCACTATTAATTGTTTCACCGTTTTTAAATCTAGTAAAACCATTATTAGTATTAATATAAAATATAGCTGTTTTACAATCTTTACAATCTATATGATAAGGGTGTTCAATAATTTTATCAGTTTTACTTAATAAATTCGCTTTAATTTTTATTAAAGATTTTGGTTTTAATATTTTTAAGATAGGATCTAATTTTGTAAAGTCTGGAGAATTAATTTTATTCTTACTAAAAAAAAGATGAACAAATTGTAAGTGACCGTCTCCTTCAAAACTTTTACCTGGTCCAAGATACCAAGGAAAATAATTTGGATAAGAAAAAAATAAGTTTTCTATATTATTAAAATCGTTTTTATTTAAACAGTTTTTAATTTTTTCTATATTCACAAATTTTTATCCAATTTTTTTAAATATAAAAACAGGTTCAAACTTACGACCTGAAATATTTGGTCTTTTATATTCACCCATATATTGTTGTTTTTGTTTAGTTTCAACAAATTCATCTTCTTCAATATTAAAAGTACCACTACCACCTTGTTGAGTAGATAATGATAACCACCATGTATCAGTATGTGTAAATCCTACTTGTTTTGCAAGGTCAACTGTATCTTCCTCAAATGTTTTATATTGTTTTGTATTGGCAACGTTAAGTCCTAGAAACTTATTCTGTTTAAGACCCTTGTATGCATTGGCAATAGTCTGTTTTAGAAACTTCTCTTTCCACAGTTCTGCATTATTAAACTTAATACTTGATTGTTCTGGCTCATCACCATATGCTTCCCAACCAAAGTAAGGTGGACTTGTAAATACAAAATCTAATGAGTTATCTTCTGGTATGTATGTTTCACTACCTTGTTTCAATAATGTATATGATCTATCTTTATGACCATAGTCATCTCTAATTTTTTCTAGGCCTTTAAATGTAGGTATACAAGGATCAGTACCTATGTAATTAACGCCAGCAGATATCGCC